AGGAAATTAAAAAACCCCTAAATGTTCAGTTGGTTTACGAAACCATGCAGCATCAACTCTGCACCTGAACACTTAGAGGCTAAATGTTTTATTGTTGATGTATTTCTTGAAATCGGTTCGTTACTCCGATAGTGCAAATATACAAAAATTATTTAACTTTCCAAACCTTTATAAAATTCTTCACGCATATTTGAGTTCATAGTATGATAAATATCGCCAATTTTATCTAAATACTCAACATCTGTTATATTTCTTTTTTCAAGTTCTTCAACTATTTTGAATCCTTGTTTTTGCCATAGATTAAAATCAGCTTTCATTTTATGTTTGAATTTACCAGTTAATTGTGTTGATTGCTCAACTGTTGATTTGAATAAACCAATTAAAAGATGTGATTCAAATTCTATTTTTGCCTGTTCAGTTGTTAGTGATTTTTCCATGTTCTTTAATTTTTAATTTGTAAATTTTAATTAATTCTTTAATTTCATCTAATGTTAGTTTAAGCGCATCCCCTCTTTTATTCATTAGTCTATTGTAAGCATCATTGCCTATTCTTAAAGGTAATCTTAAACCATATTCAATTTGATTGCCATGCTGATGCTGATTGCAGTAAACACATTGCCCATGTACATTATCTTCATTAAACCTTAAGTTTGGATAGCTGCCAACACTAAGAAAATGTCCAGCATCAAATTTACTTGTTAATGGTCTTTCACATGAAATACATGGTTTATCTGCATCTCTTAATCGAATATACTTGTTAAAGACTATTTGAAGTAAACTAAGCCATTCTGTACGGGTACGGGTGTTTTCAATCATTACCTTTTTCTTTTCCTTCCATACCTTAGTTTCTGCTAATTTAGCTGCACATTTAGCGCCACAAACAACTTGAGTAGTTTTAAAAGGAGTGAAGTTACCACCACACTCCTTGCATTTTTTATCTTTAATTTTTTTCACAGATTTTGGATTTCTTTTTTAACTTCTTGCCAATATTCAGAATCATTTACTCCGTTTGTTATTTTAGTTATTTTATAACCATTAATTCTTAAATCGCAAATAGTATTAATCATTGCCCATTTAGTATTTAATGCTTTATGTTTATCTGTAGTTAGCGATTCACATAATTGTTTAGTTTCACTTAATAACAATATTGCTTGTTCTTTTGGTGTCATGATTTCTTTCCATTAAATGATTCAAAATATTTATTAAATAATTCCCTTGCTAACTTTACTTTTTCAGTCATTTTTTCAATTACCTCTTCATTAGCATTTACTCTATAAATAAACAATCCTAAGTCAGAAATAATACGAGGGTCGAAAGAAACGAAGTCACACCACTTTCTGCCTGACAATAACATGTAACATTGCATTTGGTAATAGTATTCAGGCTGTTCACTTAAGAAAGTTTCATCATTGGTAATAAAGCAATGTTTTAAATGATTTGCGCCATTAAAAGGGCACTTTATTTCAATTAAGCCATCTTCACCTATTAATCCATCAGGGCTGCCTGTTAACCCATTTATTTCATTTGAATAAAGCATTAAACTATCTTTTACTTCATTGCCAGTTACAGATGAATAAAATTTCTTTGCAGTTGATTCGTTATCGTTTCCCCATTCAGTTGCAAAATTATTAATACCTTGCTTAACTTCACCGCTTAACTTTTCCCATACTTTTTCGAGAATATAAGTTTCTGCTGTTTTTGATAGCACGTCCTTTTTAGAACGTGCTTCAGTCATTAACTTCCATATTTCACTTCCTGTGAAATTACCTTGTCTGTTAATAAACCATTCAGGTGAATATATTTCAATTGTGCTTTCCATAATTAAATTCTATTTTTAATAATATTAAATAAATCTTTTTCTGTTATTTTTTTATCTATATATTTTGAAATTTCATCTCTATTAATTCTTAAACTTACTTCAATTGTAGCACTACAATAATTATCGCTTACAATACTTGAAGTAGAACTAATTGACGAAAAAATAATATTTATAGGTTTATTTATTTTTTTACAACTCATATTAAATAGATTTTATTAGTTTAGTTTCTACTTCTTGACTAACCTCATATTTTGCCTTTATAGCATCTATTGAGCCACCTTTCATTAAATACTCAACTGCTTCTCCAAACTTATCTGTATCGGCTTTTAAAATAGGTTTTTGAATATGTGCAGTTTGAATAGCTTTGTTAGTTGTGTTAGCATCATCATCATCAATTTCTAATGATAAAAGTGAGCAAATGGTATATCTGCGAAAATAAGAAATTGCACTACCTAATTGCTGAGGTTGTAATCCATTAGGCATAGGAATAAAAGATACAATTGAATCTTTGCCATCTGTGATAACAGTACCTATTCCACGTTCATCTATTGGCTGAGTAATTAATAAACCAACTTCTGATAATATAGGTTTTACTTCACTTAATACTTGCTTTAATGTAGCGTAGGTATTTTTAAAATGTGGATTTTTTGCATCTTTTTTAATTACATTGATTTGCTTTTGAAATTCAAGCAATCTTTGTGTTAATGATAATTGTTCGTTCGTTTTCATAATAGATAGTTTTAATTCTTTTTATTTTTACTTTTTTGTACTGAATAGACTAAAATGGTAGCCCGTCATCTTCTATTTTAGGTGTGTACTTTGTTTCATTTGAATAAGTCTTTGTTTCATTATCTTTTTTAAATGGTTCTTGAAATGATGCGCTGAAATACTTAGTTCCTTTTTGGCTTTCTTTAAACCATAAACTAATTTCCATTTCTTTGCCATTTACATTTACTTTGCCTTTGTAGTCTGGTGCTTTTTCAGATGTTTTTTTGTCATTCTTGAAGATTGCGCCTGAGTTGTTTTTAGTTTCCATTTTTCTTTTGTTTTTTATTGGTTATTGTAAATTCTTTGAAGCGTGTATTAGATTTAGAGTTGATGCACCATTCCTCATTAATAGTGTAACCTTTCTTTCTAATTTTTGCTAATACTTTGTGAAGGTTAAGTGTGCCACAGGCACATTCTTTTTTAGTTATTTGATAGGCATTTGAGCCTGTAATAACTTGCCCACCTAATAAGGCATCGAGGATTGCTTGTTCTTGTGTTTTCATGGTTACAAATTTAATAATTAATTTTTAACTGAATTATAATTTAAAAAATTATCCGTAATTGTTTCTATCTGATTTTGAAGTAGATAGTATTTTTCTGTTAAATTTTGGTCATAAAGTTCTGCTCTTTTTAATTCTGCTAATTTTTTAGCAGTATCATAAAGTTCACTTTCTTTCTGATGAATATCATTTAAAGTGTATAAACTTCTTTTAGTTAAGCCTTCTATATAAAATTTATTTTCCATACTTTTTAATTTTTAAGTTATAAAATTCATCAATTATATCTAACAGTTCATCTTTACATTCACCTTCTTTAAAAGCCTTTCCTATTGTAACTAAGCTGAAATACTTTTTCTTTGTTATTCCATAACGCTTTAGCTTTGTGTGGTCTCCATGAGTATAATACTCTGTCATTTTAGTTTTAATTGTTTCGGGTATTTTCATTTGTTTTTAATTTAATTTTAAATAAGTCGCTATAAAGTTGCGCAAAGATGTAAGTTATAGGCAATAAATTTTAAAAGCCCGTTCAATAATTTGAGCCGCTTCGGTTGTATCCTTACTACGATTAAATAATTCATTGAGCCACTTATTGCATTGCCCATCGTATTCCTCAATCCATTTTTCATTTTCATTGTAGAATATATCAGTAATCTTGTTCCCTAATATATCTTCACACCAATTATCAAAACCATCCTCTGGTAATGAGGTAAGGTATCTATCTAAACTAATTTTCCAGTCCATAATGTTATAATATAACTTGGTTTTTAATATCTATGCTTTTAAACATTTTAATTAGTTCTTGACTAAACTGCAAGTTCCAATCAAACTCAAGTTGGTTATTTCCTATGAATATTTTATGCTTTCCAACTACTTGACCTTTTTTGTAGAAGTCAAAACAAAAGTGAGTTTCAGTATCTGTTATAAACATTTCCATTGTTGTATTATCTAAACTTACATTACTTATATTAATTCTATTGTAATTAACTAAGTTAGCATCTATATAGCCATACCAATATTCAAGGTTATTATTAAGTTCTATTTGATTAGAGTTATTCATAAATTTGTTTTTTAATTGTGTTATAAACTTCGTTATATTCTTTTTCTGTAATTTGTTCATAGCTGCATGGGTATTGCATCATGTGTTGAGTAACTTGTATTGAATGTTCAAACTCCCCTAAAAATAAAACGGTAGTTCTTGTTTCTTCTACCATGTAATAATGGTAATGTTGTTTAGTAAATAATGGTAGTTGTACTTCCATTTGTACTTTTTCTTTTCGTTCAATTGTGATTTTCATAACTTTGTGTTTTTAATTATAAAGCAAATATAAAGCAAATTATAATGTAAACAACAAAATAAAGCAAC